GCGGCGTAGGCGGCGGCGCGGGCGGCGGCGCGGGCGGCGGCGTCGGCGTAGGCGTCGGCGACGTAGGCGGCGCAGGCGGCGTAATAGGCGGCGTCGGCTGACCGGTAATCCGTAATTTTAGGTAACTTCTCCAATCGTTCTGCCGCCTCAATCAGTCCCAGCGCGCGAAGTCCACGAGGGGCGTGCTGACGAACCGCGCGGTCAGCGGCGCGCATTGCCAATTCGACTAATTGCTCGCGGGTAAAGCAGGTCCACGCGGGGTTACTCGTCCGCGTGAGCGCGCCGTGCTGCACTAGGTACGAAACCGCGTCGGTGCGACTGCCGCAAAAAACCACCTCGCCGCGCGGGAACTTGACCTTCCCGTTCAAGTCCACTATCTGATCGTCCGGCACGTCCACCACGCGCCACTGACCCTCGTTGAAGCTGTGACGGTAGTCCCCTTCACCGCGCGCCCAACCGTGCAGACCACCCCCGCACTTCGGCGTGGGATCCCAATCCGGGGCCTCCACGGGACCTGATACCGGCCACTGAAATCCGCCGTAAGCCATGCCTTCGTTGTCGGTCAGCTTGAGAACCAGCACATTATCCTCCCTTTGGGCGCACGAGGGGCACATCTCCCACCGTCATGGGGTGCCGCCCGGTCAGCACTCCGCCGCAGCAGGTCTGCGGAACCATCGGCACTCGGTTGCGGCGCGGATGCTACGTGGGTTTACGCGCCGAGTACCCGAGATTTGTCACCACCGCCGCGACTATTAGGAACGGCCCTCGTTGACGTTCCTGCCACCCGGTTTCCCGGTCGCTGACGGTTGTCCTTCACCGCGAGTGTTGCAGTGGGGTTGGCCCAGTGCCGAGACCGGAGTGAGCGATGAACTTGTCCGATCTCCACACCAATATCATCTCACGTGCGCGGCCATTTGTCAACGACAAGCGGTGCCCGTCAGATGTCTTCATACAGAGCGTGCGGGTCGAACACGCGGACGCCGTCCACGTAGAATCCCTCGTCCAGATCGTGAATCAGCAGGTCTCGCGCCGCGGTGTACACCAGCTCCACGCCGCGCCACGCCCCGCTCTCCAGGTCGGCGTCTTCGACAAACCGGTGTAAGGCGACCACGGTGTCGCTGCCGGTGTCGCGCTCCGGCACGCGATGACTTAGCCGCAGGGAGTACAGGTCGGCCCCTGGGTCCCGCTGCAGATCTATCTTTACGCGGTGCGGCAACGTCACCGCCAGTAGTTTTACCAGCTCCGGCCAGGTGCGACAGTGCTGCACCGCCCGTCGCGCGCGCAGCACGTCCACCTCGTGTCGGGTCATTACACCCGGTGCCGCATCGCTCACGACGTGGGGTAGTTGAGTGAGGTCCGGATGCCTCAGGAGGTCCGCCGCGTCCCCGCTCCTCACGCCGCACCCCTATTTTCCGCTCCGGGATTCTCAATGCGCCACGCGGCCTCCGCGGCGTCCTCCTCGTAGTCGAACGGTCCCGCCACTTCAGTTGCGCCGTTGGCGTACTCGATATTCACCCACCACTCCGACACGCGCGCGGCCAGGTATTCCGAGTACCATCGCGACTCGCGCACGCTGCACTTCGGGCTCACGCGTCACCCCTAACGCTCTTCAGCGAGCGGCTCCAGCGTACCGCGTCGCGCGGCCGAATGTGACCCGCGGCGATGCGAGCCGCGCGGTACGGCGACGACAGCGCGACGCGGCCCTTCGGCTCGCTCGGCTGCCTCGCCAGGTGTTCGCGCCAGTCGGCCTCGAATTCCGCACCGCAGCGGGTGGCGGAGATTTGACTGAATTCCAGGGCCACGAGCGCCGATTCGGTTCCCTCGCGCTTGTGACCGAACGGCACGACGACGTCACCCTCGCGACGGTAGGTAATCCACCGCGCGTAGCGGCGACGGTCGGAGCGATTGGGTGTCAGTGTGCATTTCAGTGCCTTCACAGGACCTCCAGTAGGCGATTCAGCAGCACCGCCCTGTCCTTATCACTGTCGAGTGATAGCGATTGATTGTCGTCAAGTACCCTCTTTACGCGCGAACTAATGCGCGCGCGTCGAGGAGTGACTAGCTTGCCATTTAGGCGCTTCAGGGTGCCGAGATCCCACATCACTTCCTCGCTTTCAACACTAGCCACCACACAACGATGGTGACGTAGTACACAATGCAGATTGCCAGTGCCGTCCAGCCCAGCCACTCCCAGTCTTTCTCGTCCTTGTTCTTCACGCTACTCCTCGGGTAAATTGGCCGCGCCCCATTCGGAGCACGCCAGTGCGAATTCGTAGTCGGTGCGCGCCTCGGCGCAGTCGACGTGGTCGCAGTTGTGTCGACACGGAAACTCGTCGCCGCACTCGGTGCACCGCAGTCGTCGTCCGCCGCGCACTACTCGGTCGCGGTGTTGCCCACGTCGGCACTTTTTCGCCATCGTCGATATCCTCCGTCCTTCGTGTTGCAGCCTCGGCAAATGGCGCGCAGCGGCACTCCGGCGGCGTACTCCTTCCAGTACCGCGCCGCCCGCCGCCACGTTGACAGTCGCCGCGCGTCGTAGTTGCGCCCGTTAATGTGGTCGATTTCCAGCTCCGTCATGTCGTACACCACGGAGCACGCGGCGCAGTGGGCGTGAGTCAGGCGAAGTGATCTCACGGTGCCGTCCGGGTCCGTCTGCACAGACGACTCCGCCAGCAGATGATGATCGGTTGCCAACTGCAGCACCAGTGCTGCGCGGCGCTCTCGCGCGTAGTCGCAGCGGGATTTGGCCGATGCTGTCCATCGTTGCGCGCTGGTTGCGGTCACGGTATCCTTCCTTCCGGCGTTAGTGTAATTAGAGTGTCCTCCCACCACTTTTCCTGCGCCAACTCTTCGGCGGCGCGAGCGGCGGCGGCGGCGTAGGCGGCGCAGGCGGCGTAGGCGGCGCGGGCGGCGGCGTAGTGGGCGGCGCGGACGGCGGCGTAGGCGGCGCAGGCGGCGGCGTCGGCGGCGGCGTAGGCGGCGTCGGCGGCGGCGGCGTAGTCGGCGGCGCGGGCGGCGCAGGCGGCGCACCATTGTGCGTAGGCCACGAATACCGAGATGTGCACCCGCCGCGAATTCACGCATCGCCTAGTCCGGCTGACGCTCTTATCGTCGCCGTGTACCGCGTCGTCACCCAACTGCACTCCGCACAGCACCGCGTAACCGTCGCGCGACCACTCCACTAGGTCGGCGTATCGCGCCGCGTGGTGCAGCTGCCGTGACGCGTGCAGACCGCTACTGCACATTTCGGCGGTGGGAGTGCTAAGTTCCTCGCCGTCCACCACCTCGCGGCCGTCACCGTAGCGCAGCTTCCGGTGGTGGGAAATCCAGTGCCAGTACCGCTGTGGTTCGCTCATTTGACCTCCACGATGTGGCCGTTGATGACTCTGACTTGCGCGTACCACCGGTGCGGCTCGGGGTAATGCGGACCCTCGCAGCAGTGCCACCCGTCGGGCACGTCGGGGCCGAACGGTCCCGGTTGATGCGCCGCGACACCGGTAAATCGCGCACCCGACGCGGCGCATTCCGCTCGCCGGCCGTTAACCAACATCTTCAATTCTTTCTTGGTTTTGGGATTACACGTCGCGTACATTAGATTGCACTTCCCCTGACAACCGTCCAGACGGTCGCCTGCAAACGGGCCACGGTGGTACCGACGTACGCGGCAACGCGCCGCATCGCCTCCACCGCCCTGAGGTAGGTTCGTTCCGTCAGTCGCCGCAATCGCATCGCCCTTGCCATCCACACGTCGATGACGCCGGACGATTCGTCGCCGATGAGCGCCCTGTAGAACGCGCGGACCTTCGGACCCCGGAGAACAACGAGGGGTGCCTCGCCGGACCGGATGCGCAGTGCCTTGGCCTCGTTGGCCCGTAAGCTACCGATAATTCGGGGGCGGTTAGCGAGCGCGTCGCAGGCCAGTCGGACGTTCTGCTCCCACTTCACTCGCGGGGACAGCGCGGCGATTACGCCCGCGGCGCACCGCTCGGTGACGCCGAATTCCCGCGCGAGCGCCCTGACGGTCCGGCGCGCGCCGGCGTACCAGCCGTCGCCGGCCGACAGCTCGTGCGGCTGCGCTGCTAGGTAGTGCGCCAGCAGCCTGGACTCGTATGACGGCCTCACGGCGACACCATCTCGGTGTGGCCGATGGTGAGCGCGATGCACTCCTGCCCGAAGTGGGCCGCGAGGGCGCGCAGTGCGGCGCGCAGTGCGGCGAGATTGGCCGTCGTGGGGACGGGTGCCACCACGATGTGGCATTCCTCCCCGACTCCGTTGTACTCGCCCTCACCGTAGGCCTCGGAGTACGTCGTACCGCAGAAATCGCGGATGGCGCCCCGGGTGCGGGTGCAGAAGTCGGCCCAGTCGTGCCGCGACATCGGTTCGCCCCGGACGTTGCGGCCGATGCTGACGTAGGTACTCACTTGAGCCCCGCAATCTGGCAGTCGGCCTCGACCTCGCCGTGCGCGTCGACGAACACCAGCCACGCGCCGTGGGGATTGGTTTCGACGCGGGCGCGCAGCCCCGTCGTCGTGACTGTGCAATTGACGGTGCGCACGTCGATGTCGCCGACGCGGTAGTGATTGGCCGCGGTGCGGGTCACGGGGTGAAGTAGGTGCAGTGCGATGAGCGTTTTCAGCATTTTTGTCCTCCAATCAGCACCGTAAGCCGTTGCGGTGCCGATTGCAAGATAAAAAGACGGAAAAGATTAGGGGTGCGTGCGCCGGGCTAACGCCATACCCTCACGTCGGGGTGCGACGCCAGGACCATCGCGACGGCGGCCTTGCGGGACCGTGCCGCGACGACAATTTGGGTGCGGAACCGGCGAAACGCGACGGTTAGGCGGTAGCGCCTCACTGTTCACCACCCGCGACGCCACGCCAACCTCCCTCGGGCAGCGCGTCCCAGCGACGGATCTGCGCGTACGCCTCGGGCCACTCGACGGCGAATGCGGCTCGCACGTCGGACAACGTCTCCGAGCCGTCGTCGTGCTCGCCGACTGAAAAGCCGTCGCTCGTGTGCTCTCCGTCCCTGTCGATCGCGTTGTAGGCCCAGCCGGCATTACCGCCGGTCTGCGCGTCGGTCTGGTAATAGATGGTCACGCTCTTGATGGGTGAATTGGGCGTCACTGTTCACCCCCCAGCTCGCGCACCCAACGCTCCACGGCGCGGCGCGGGGCATTGGTGGTGACGCGGTACTCGTCGCGCGCGCTCGCGGATTCGTAGTGGCTCGCTGCGCACTCCGGGAACTCGGTGATGATGATTGACGTCAGCTGAATTGCGGTCGCGCGGTCGCGGACCGGGACGTCGGTGATTTTGTCGGCGGTGAGCATCACGAGCGTACCTCCTCCGCTCTTGATCACGACAGCCCCATCTGATACGCCATCATGGGCGTCAGTTTCAGCGTACGCACCCGGGCGCGCCCATAGAGTTGCTTAAGCTCCGTGGCTGCAGAGTGCGCGGCGTTAGGGGATTTCGAGTAGCTCTCGATAACCCAGCCACGGTGCGAGCGCGAGTAGTACTCGATAGCAAACCGGATGATCGTCATGACCGTGGCTACTGCAGTCGGTGTGCCGAGTGTAAGTAGGTAGTTAGCCGTCGAGAAAGTCGATCCCACCGCGCCATTCCGTCACACCGACATCCACGTCACGGCGCATTACGCCCTTGACAACGCCAAAAGTCAAGCATTTTCGACTAATTAGCGATGTCAAGCGACAAATATGTCACGGCTACGGCACTAGCCGCGACAAAAATGTCATGGCCACCGCACCCGCCGCGACGCGGATGCCCTGGGGACCGGAGTCACCACGACATAAATGTCATAGTAACATTTCTCTTGACACGGCTTCTACGGCCAATGATATCGCAATGTTACGAATGTCAAGCGACAAATATGTCGTGCGACGTTGATGTCATATGACAAAAATGTCGGGTTTCCCCGGGGAGATTTTCGCGGGGCCGGAGGGAACCCAATCTCGAATTTCCGGCGGCCGAAAACCAATTACCTACATGTGGCCAACTGTAGTTGTAATGATTCGATTACAATTGACCATATACGAATTCTCTTGACAAGCGATACCGAAACACGTTATAATGCGGCCACGACATAAAGAGAAGAGCGAAGAAGGGGAGAACCGCTCGGCGAAGAACGCCTCGCGCGAGTTGATCAGAGGGATCGACCCGCACCCCTTGATTGGACGCCGATGGCGGGTACACCGACGAGATGGAAGAACGCACCGCGGCCTAGGCTGCAAGTGGCGACAGGATCAATGGATAATTCCGTTCGCCGCGACGGGCCGAAATAAATGTTGACACGCGGCCACAAGTGGTGGTATAATATTCTCATGGGTCGGAATCACATCGGTCGAACGGCCGACAACTCCCCGCAGGTAACAGCGCGCAAGGATTCCAATGCGGGACGGTGGTCCGTCCAGTGGGTTCGATTCCCGCTCCCGCTCGAACGGTAGTGGGCTGATCGCTCGCGCCCGCTGACAGGGGTGCCGGCAACGGCGCGACTCGTCACCACTACCACAATTTAATAGGCCCGCTCGTAACCCTCGCCGGTAGTCGGCTGGAGGGTCCCCGCGTAACCCGGTGACAGGGTGGAGCGGGTGGAGCGGGCCGGCGCCCTTCCGGGAGGCCAGTGAGCGAGGACGAGGACAACCCCGTCGACGAGGCGGAATTCGAGTGGCGCGGCGCCCGACGCGGCGCCCGACGCCCCGGTCGTCCCCGCGGCTCCCTCAACACCGCGCCGATCGTGCGCGACCTGAACGCCGCCGCCGCGGCGGTTCCGGAGGACCAGCGGTTCCCGGACATCGCGGAACTGATCCGCCGTCAGCTGCGGATGGTGGCCGACGTGCAGACCTCCTTCGAGGAGCGCCTGGCCGACAAGAAGAAGGGCCTCGGCGCGCGCGAGGTGATGGACCTGTCCGGCGCGCTCGACAAGGCGATGGCCGCCGTGTCCCGCGCCGCGAGGGCGCAGGAGGACGTGCTGGCGAGGATGTCGCAGAAGCAGCTCCTGGAGTCCGCGATCCGCCGCATAGAGGAGCAGGACCCCGGCGTCGTCCGCTTCGTGATCCGCCGGCTGCGCGGCGCGATCGACGGCCGGGCGGACGGCACCCCGCGCACCGCCGCCGACGCCATTGCCGACCTGGAGACCGATGAGTGACCAGCAGCCCGTCGATGAGCACCCCTTAATCTCCGGGATTGAATTCACCTCGCCGACCGCCGACGAGCTGAGTAAGCTGGTGGTGGACTCCTGGGTGGAGTCGTTCCGAAAGTCGCCGTGGGCCGGCTGCGTTCGCAACGACATGTACCAGACGACGCAGCGCGCCACGATCATGGGTATTCTCGGCCGCGGGGCAGTTGTCACAGTGGCCCTGGCGCCGCGGGTGGAGGGCGTGCACACCGGCCGCCGGGTGATGGGGTACGCGGTAACGGAGCCCAAGTTGGAGTGCCTCCACTGGATTTACGTGAAGCAGGATTACCGCGGCAACGGGGTGGGTAAGGGGCTCCTGCGGCACACCTGCCAGTTCTGGACCCACCCCCGCTACAGCCACCGTACGCGCGCCAGCTCGTTCCTGCCGCGCGTTTTTCGTTGGGACCCCATTCCGGCCCGGGTACTGGCGGAACGTGCGCCGTAGCGAAGCCAATGAATCCGTGGAGGGCGTGGATCGCAATCGCGCCCGCGCCCGGGAGATGCTGCGCAGTCTGCACCCGGTGCAGAAGGCGCTGGTGACCGATCCGGCGCCGCACATCTCCGGATTGTGCCCCCGCCGCGCCGGCAAGAGCTACGCCGCCGCCGCCGCGGCGCTCATCACCGGCGAGGCCAAGCCCGGATCGATCTGCCTCATCATTTCGCTGAACCTTAAGCAACTCAAGCGCTTGTACTGGGCCGGCGGTCCGTCCGGCCTATTCACGCTCGACAAGAAGTTCGGCCTGGGGCTGAAGTTCAACGGCACGGAGTTGCGCTGGGAGCACTCGAACGGCTCGATCGGCTACCTCCTGGGCTGCGACGACGCCGATCAGCTGGAGGTCATTCGCGGCCTCGAAGCCGACCTCTACATCGTCGACGAGTGCAAATCGTTCGCCCCGAAGATGCTGGAGAGGCTGATCGACGACATCATAGATCCGCAGCGCGAGACGCGCAACGGCCGGCTGATTCTCATCGGCACGCCGGGTAATCACCCGTCGGGCCCGTTCTACCAGGCCACCTGCCCGCGCGCCGTCGATCAGGACGGCAGGCCGTACCTGATTCACGCCAGCACCACCGACGACTGGAACCGCACCGCCGAGAGCGATCTGCTGTGGAGCGCCCACACCTGGACGCTGCAGGACAACGTGGCGGCGCCGTGGCAGTGGAACGGCGCGCTCCGCAAGAAGCGGTCGAAGCGCTGGACGGACGACGACCCGGTGTGGCAGCGCGAGTACCTGGGTAAGTGGACGAACGTGACGGAGGGCACCGTCTACCGGTACGCCGACATGCTGCCGACCGGCAAGGTCTCGTGGGTGCCGTCCCGCACCGACACCAACCCAACCGGGCTGCCCCCGGAGGGAGCGCCGTGGCACCTCATCGGCGGCCTCGACCTGGGGTTCAACGAGCCGACCGCGTTCGTCATCGCCGGCTACTCGCAGCGGCTGCAGGAGCTGCGGCACGTGTGGGACGTCAGCACCCAGCACATGCTGGTGCCGGACGTGGCCGACATGATTCGCACCGCGCAGGCGCGCTTCGGTCGCCTGGAGCACATCTACGCCGACATGGGCAACCTCGGCAAAATGATCGTGGAGACCCTCATGAAGGAGGGCTTCCCGCTGGAGCGCGCCGAGAAGCGGGAGAAGAACGACTTCATCGAGCTTCTGAACGGCTCGTTCTACCGCGGCGAAGTTAAGATAATCGAGGATTCGCGGCCCAACTCGCTGCACAATCAGCTGATCACCAATCAGTGGGCGCTCGGCGACAATTCGTTCGCGGACCTCGCGCGCGCCGGCCGGTTGGTGGAGGACAAGTCCGTACCGAACGACACCGCCGACGCCTTCCTCTACCTCTGGCGGGGTGCGCACCACCGGTACGCCCTACCCGCACCGCTTCCGATTCCGGAGGCCGGCAGCCGCGAGTGGATCGCCGAGTGGGAGCGCAACCAGCTCAAGAGGGCCAGGGCGGAAGTCAACAGCACGTCGTTGGACCGGGCGCTGGCGGGGCGCAACACCCGCGTACCGTCGCACCTGCAGCACGCATTCCGGAGGCACCAGTGAACATCGACATCGAAAACCTCAGGGAGCTGCTGATCCTACTGCGGGAGCACTCGGTGACGGAATTCTCGCAGGACGAGGTGCACGTGGTGCTCGGTCCGGTCGATCCCGCCGGCGTCGCCGCGGTCGTGCCGGTGGCCAAGCAGCCGGAGACCCGTCGCAGCATGTACCAGCAGGTGTTCCGCGGATCCACCCCGTCGTTCGAGACGTACCGGGACGCCGGTCTCCCCATTGCGGAGGGCTAGCGCGTGTCGGAGATGATCTACGGGGCGGACGTACCCAGTAACGCCTACGAGCACTTTCAGGTGCGGTGGTATCAGCCGTCACCCGACAAGTCGATTCCCCCGGAGCTGGAGCGGGAACAGCGCGCCACCGCCCTCGTGTCGGAAACCGCCGCCATCGAGATGCGGCAGTCCACCTGGCACGAGACGAACCTGTGGAACGCCACGATGTTCGCCAATCGGCAGCTGGTGGGATTCCGCTGGGGCACCATCGAGGCGCACGGCGAACTGATCCCGAACGACCTCCGCACCGAGAACCTGGTGGAGGAAATCGGCATGAGCCTCATGGCGAAGGCGTCGTCCTCGCCGCTCATACCGTCGCCCGTTCCGCACGGCAAGTCGTACGACATCGAGTGCGCGGTCCGCAAACTGAAGCAGTTCATCCAGTCGACCTGGACGCACATCAGAGCGGAGAACGCCGCGGTGGAGGCGTTCCTCGACAGCTACATCGCCGGTCTCGGCTGCGTGCGCGTCGGCTGGGACAAGAAAACTAAATCGGTTCTAGCCGAGACGGTGTTCTTCGACAACATCATCATCGACAACCGCGAGTGCTCCAACCGCAGTCGCCCGCGCCACTACCGCATCCGCCAGGTGATGCCGCGCAGTACCGTCGAGGCGCGCTACGGCGTCAATCTCGGCAAGCAGGGCAAGTACGTCGACTACCGTCAGGTTGGCGACGGCTGGGTGGTGGTGGTCGAGGCGTTCCGCCTGCCGGACAACGACGGCAACGGGGGCTGGCACATGGTGTCGTCCTGCGGTCAGGCGTTGGTGGACGAGCCGTGGACCCACGAGTGGGTGCCGCTCGCGTTCTTCCACTGGCGCGATCCGGTTTCCGGCTTCTTCCCGCGCTCCGGCGTGGAGCTGGTGATTCCGTACCAGCTGCGGATGAATCAGCTGAACGACGCGATCGACGAGTCGCAGGACATAGCCTGCCGCCCGCGCATCCTCCTGCACGGCGGCACCAACATCGACGTCAACCAGTGGGACAACGAGGCCGGTCGCATGATGGGCTACACCGGCATTCGTCCGGAGCCCTTCAACTGGCCGACGAATCTCCAGGAGCTGTACAACGAGCGCGAGCGCGTCCGCCAGACGGCGCACGCCTACATGGGGCTGTCGATGATGACGTCCCAGGCGGAGATGCCGCCGCAGGTTCGTCTCGACAGCTCCGCCGGGGTGCGCGAATTCCGCAACCTGGAGGACTCCAGAAACCTCCGCATGTGGACGCAGTTCGAGCACTTTCGTCTGGAGATAGCGCAGCTAATCCTGTGCGTCCTCGGCGCCGGTGAGGGCAGCGACAGCTACATGTCGACGTACCACCCGTCCGGCGGTCGGGCGATGGCGCGGAAGATACCGTTCAAGGAGGTCAGGAAGCTAACCAGCGACTTCTACTCCTGGAGCATGGAGCCCACTCCGCTGTCGATGATGTCGCCCGCTGCGCGGCGCGAGACCATTCGCGACTGGGCGTCGCGGGATCTCATCGATCGCAACGAGGCGCGCCGGATGGAGGGCAACCCCAACCTGGAGCGCATCGAAGACCTGGAGATGGCCAGCTACGACGACATCACGCTCCACCACCTCCGCATCCTGGAGGAGGGTGAGTACGAGGCCCCGACCAATCTCACCAACCTCGTCTACGGCCTCCCGAAGGTCACGGAGAACTACCACCGCCTCCGCGAATTCGAGGACGTGAAGGACGAGGTGCTGGTCAATCACCAGCGCTGGATCGCCGCGGCTCTCGCGATTCAGCAGGCCGCCACGCTGGCGGCGCAGCAGCAGGCGATGGCCCAGCAGGCCGCGATGGCCCAGCAGGGCGGATCGGCCCCGTTCGCGCCCACCCAGGGCGTGGCGGGCACCAACGCGGCGACGGTTCCGGTTGGACCGCCGAGCTAACGACAAGTCAGCATCACTAGACACGGAGACAAGTGCACATGAGCGAAATCGACAACGAGAAGCTACTCGCGCGCATCGCGGCCCTGGAGACGGAAGTGGCGCCGCTGCGCGCCGCCGGGAAGCAACAGCCCGGTCTCGATCCGAAGGTGGTGGCCCGCGCCATCGCGCACGACCCGCTGGGCGCCCTGAAGCAGCTCGGCGTCGACAGGAACTACGTAACGCAAATTCTGGTTGCCGCGGCTCTCGAAGAGCAGGGGCAGCCCGTCCCGGACCAGCTCAGGGCAGCTCGGTCGCAGGGATCAACAATGGCCGCCCAGAGTGAACTTCGCGACGAGATGTCCGCGCTGCGCCAGCGCATGGACGCCGAAGCCGCGGAGCGAGCCCGGGAAAGTGCGAAGGCCGTCATGGCGGACAAGACCAAGTATCCGCGCCTCGCCGCCGCGTACGCGACCGCTCCCGACCTCTTCGCGGAGGACGTGAACGGCCACAAGGGGGACGCGGCGGTCCTCGCCGACAAGCTGGAGAAGCGCCTCGCCGCCACGGCGAAGGCCCTCGGCGTGCCGGATCCCCAACCCGCGAGTCAGAACAACGCGGATAGCGTCACCGGTGAGGTGATCGACCCGATCAGTAGGCAGGGCACGGCGCGAGCGAGTGGAGCCCCAGCGGGCGACCCACCGCCGATTTCTTCGCGAAAGACGAAGGGCTGGTCCGAGGAGGACAAGCAGGCGTTGCGCGATCAAATCGTTCGAAATGCGGAGCGGGGGGTCTACGACTCACCCACTCATCCATACAAGCCGCAGTAGCGGCGCCTAGCCTAGCTTAACTCCTCCCCGGAGACAGGGGTGCTCGTCCGACTTGTACTAGCGACGACGAGTAACGACGGAGGCCCCACATGGGTGCCGACGCAACCGTAGCCGCTCTCAGCGACTACTTCGTTCAGCGATTCAATCTCGCGGGACGCGACGCGGAATACAAGAAGAACCGCGTTACGCTCGCAATGCTCCCCCGCAACACCACGCGCCTCGCGCAGGGTAACGGCTTCTACGAGACGGTCCGCGTGGCCGACGCGTGGAGCGACTCGCCCGACTTCGCGGCCGCGATGGCCAACTACTCGAACGACAAAACGTTCCGGTGGCTCGTCGGCGACCCGTACGTTCAGTACGGCCGCGCGACGTTCGACGGTCTGCTGCTCGCGCGCAACAACGTGGGCACGATCATCGACACCAAGGGCGCCGCGATCGACGGCGTGGGCAACAACATGCTCGACAGCCTGGAATTCCAGCTGTGGAACACCGTTGCGGCCCGCGGCCAGATCAGTTCGACCGGCCTCGGCGGCACCGCGGCGGCGCGCGTCCTCACCCTCACGGACGAGGACAGCGTCTACAACTTTCCGGTGAACATGGTGTGCACCGCGTCGACGACCAACACCGGCGCCGGTACCGACCGCGTCGACGTGTACAAGGTCACGGCGATCGACCCGATCAACAAGGCGGTCTCGCTCACCCGCATCACCGGCTCGTCCAGTGACTGGGCGGCGCTGGACTACGTCTTCGCGATTGGCTCGAAGGACGCCTACATGCCGGGCATCGCGACGTTCATCCCGACCGCGGATCCGACGGACACGCTGTTCGGCGTGGCCCGCACCGGTCAGGGTCCGGCGCTCTCCGGCTGGCGCTTCCCCTACGTGGGCAGCATCTCCGAGACGATTCAGCGCGCGTACGCCAAGATGGGCAAGTACGTCAACCGCTCCGCGATGCGGTTCACCGTCTGCCTCTCCGCCACCGACTGGCTGCTCCTTTCGCTGGAGCAGCAGGGCCAGATCCTGCGCAATCAGGAGAAGAGCCAGGAATTCGGCACGGGCGTGCTGGACGTCATGACCCCGTTCGGGGCCGTGCCGTGCATCGCCATCCCGCAGCTGAAGGACGGTCAGATGTGGGGCATCGACTGGACCAGCTGGGAGCTGTACACCCTGAAGAACCTGCCGCACGTCATTGACGACGACGGCCGGGTCATGCAGCGCCTCGCCCCGGGCAGCCCGATCAACAACAACCTGAACGGTGACGGCGTCGAGATGCGATTCCGCGTCTGGAAGGCAATGCTCTGCCTCGCCCCGATTGCGAACTTCACCTCGCCGACGCGCTAACGGGTCTTCCCCTGAGTTAGGAGAAATCCCGTGAAGCTCGAAAAAGAACTGGGCGGCTACAGCCGCTGGGTAATCCGCGAGATCCTGTCGTTCCAGTGCAACACCACCAATCCGCCCACGATTATTCGCGACGGCAACTCCCGCCTGGTGCTCTCGGTGACGAGGGTATCGGCCGGTTTGTTCACCGTGGCGATGCGCACTGACCGGCCGTCGGTGAAGTTGTACGTGGTGACCGATCCGGCGCTGTCCCAGATCAACACGCCCCCGACGCAGAACTGCTCGGTGGCGTTCGTCGAGGGCAGCTGGAACAAGTCGGCCGGAACATTCCAGCTGCAGGTGTTCTCATCCGCGGCCAGTGCCGCGGCGGTGGATCCCGACGCCGGCTGCCGCATCAGCGTCGAGATGATTGGTTCTATCAACACCGTCGGCACCGACGCGGCGTAGGCAGATGTAGCCTGATCCGGTCCCTCACTCCGTGAGAGGCCGATTTGAGGCGGCATCCAACAGGAGGACCATGTCGATCAACAGCGTTCGCACCACCCAGACGGTGAACACCGGCGACACCGCGTTCTCCCACTCCACCGCGTCGTCCAACGCGGCGGCGCCGGGCCAGGAGGACATCCTGACCCTGGCCAGCGGCGATAACACCATCACCGTCCCCACCGGCGGCGCCGCGCCAACCGCGGTCACCATCGTGAAGCCGGCCGGCAATACGGTGTTGCTGAAGCTGAAGGGCGCGGGCGGCGACACCGGCGTGAAGCTGAATCTCACCGCGCACGACTCCGTCAGCCTGGATTCCACCCAGGCGACGTTCATTCTCAACGCCGCCGCGCAGCTCGTGGGCGTTAGACTGGTGTGGGCGTAATGGGCGACGTATTCTCCTGGCGCGATCTGGTCGGCCGCGCCCGGGTGTACCTCGACGACGACCACGACGAGAAGCAGGGCTGGATTCGCGACGACAAGTGGCTGCCGATCGCCATCGCGGAGTACAAGGTGTGCTACCGCCGGTGGCTGCGCGCCGGCATCGTTCGCCCGCTGCCGATCGACACGTCGCTGCCGAGTGCGCAGTTTCAGGTGGTGCTACCCACCCAGCCGGACGTCGCGGCCGGTAACGTCGGCTGCCTCGCGATTATCGGCGTCGCGGAAAACATGACCAGCTACATGCGGATTCTATCCCCGGCGCAACCGGCCAGGGGTGCCTTCCCGTTCTGGGTTGCACCCGGCCAGGTTAACGAGGGCAAGGCCACCAGCTGGGCGGCGTTCGGATCCGCCGACGAAGTGACGGTGGAGATCTCCCCGCGCGACCAGGGAAGTCCGTACGTGGTGCGCTGGATTCCGACTCCGGTGCTCCCGGCGTCGCTGGACGACCAGGTGACGCTACCGTGGGACTGCGACGAGCGGCTGGTGCTCGGCATGGCGCGGAGGGCCCACCTCAAGGACTCGTCCGCCAGTCAGCTGCTCGACAAGCTGATCGACGCCGCCGACGCGGAGATTCAGTTCTCCGCCTGGGGCCGCCTCGACACGCAGGCGCCGCGCGTCCGCCGGGTGCGCCCGGACTTCCACCGCCGCCGCTGGCCGCAGCTGTCGACCGATCAGTTCCCCACCGACCCCAACTACTGGATGTACCCGTAGCTCCGTGGCCGGTTCGCGCAAAATCATACGTCTGTCCAACGGCGTCACCAACGTCCGGGGCGAAATCAACGCCATCGGGACGAAGCGCGCCATTCGGCAGTTGGAGACGTACCTGTCGGAACTGAAGACCAGCGACATCGCCGGTCCAACCGGCGCCGCGGGCGCCCCGGGTGCCAGCGCCGGCTCCGGCACCCCCGGCCACCTGGCGATGTTCACCGGCACCACCGTCATCGGTGACAGCCCCGTCTCGTTCGACGGCACGACGCTCACCGATCCGGTCGCCACGCACTCGTTTTCCCCCGGTGGCACCACCCCGCTGACGATCACCGACGGCCACACCGGCGTCGCGTCCTCGGTGGTGGAACTGGTGATAGACGCGGCCGGCACCACCTTCTCCGGCAGCGCCGGCGGTGGCGGCCCCGGCGTCCCCAGCACCATAACTGGATTGCCCGGCGGCGCGCAGAACACGATGCTGGTCGCCAACGCGGTGGCCACGTCCACCGGGCCGCTCACCAACATCGCGCTGTACGCCAACGCGCAGAACGGCGCGACCAACAACTACGCGCTCTTCGCACCCCACGGAGATCTGAATCTCGGTGCCGGTAACTCGTCGCTGGGCGGCACCCTGGCCGTTACCGGAGCCGCGCAGCTGAGCAGTACACTAAACGTCTCCCAGCACGCCACGTTTCAGAACGGCGCGGAAGTGGTCGGCGGAGATCTGAAGACTGACGCGGGGCGGCTGGTGCTCACCACCGCCTTCGGAACACCCGCGCCGCCGTCGGCGGTACCGGCGGCGGTACTAATTCAGGAGGCCGACGAGACGGCCGCCGGCGACGCCTCGCTGGTCTGGTGGACGATCGGCGGCACCCCGTTCACCTACAACGTGTACGCCGGCGCCCAGAACCGCAACGGCGTCACCAATTTGAATCCCCAGTTCGTCGTTGGGGTGCAGAACGCCGGGACCACCGGCTCCGCCAACGTGACGCAGCAGTTCTCGGTGACGGACGCCAGCGCCCTCGTGGCCGGCACCCTCGGGGTGGGAAACGTCACCACGCCCGCCTCCACGATCGACGGTCACATCAATGCGGACGCGACCGGCGGCCTGGCGATCCTGACGCTCGGCAACAATTTCACCGGGCAGAATTTCGCGGCGACGATCGGCGTCGACAACGCGAAGCACGTGGTGCTGGGCACCACGTCGGCCAACACCAAGTGGGACTGGAAAACCTCCGGCGGTACGACGGTCGCGACGATCAGCGCGCACGCGGGCGATTCGGTGATCACCGCCAACGGCACGCTGGACGTGACCAACAACAAGATCCTGAACCTCGCGAACGGCAGCGCGGCGCAGGACGGCGCGGCCTTCGGTCAAATTGCGACGGCGGTTAACGCGGCGGTCAGTGGTACCGCGAACACGATTGCGAAATTCACCGGCACCAACACGATCGGCAATAGTTCCATTACCGATGACGGCACCAAGGTTACGGCATCAGAAGAAGTCTACACCACCAGCACCACCGCGAAGGCCGGGCGCATTCGGTTTGTCGGTAAGGACGTTCTCGGTACCACCAATAATACTGACGGTCCCGAGCTAATCCTCGGTCTTCAGATCGCCAATCGGCGGTCCATGATGCTTCAGGATTCAGCGGCCCCGACGAACGGAGCGCTGGATTTCACCGCCGGTACCGCGCAGGGCGCCGGCATCCAAGCCGTTGATAACGGCTGGAACGCCGGTCAGACGCTCAACATTCAGTTGTCCGGCGGTCCGCTGGTGATCGGCAACAACACCAATACAGCCACGATCAATTCGGCCACGTCCATCACCAGCACACTCGCCGTGACCGGCCTGGTTGACCTAACCGGCCAATCGGTGTACCTCGGTCGCCAGGTACTATCCGCCACCAGCGGCACGTACACACCCACCACGGGTACCCGCAAGGTCTTCATTCAGCTCGTTGCGGGCGGCGGCGCCGGCGGCGGAGTTGTCGGTGGTGCCTCGGGTGTCGCCGCGGGCGCCGGCGGCAACTCCGGCTGGTACGGCGCCAAGTGGATTAACCCCGCCGCCACGATCACCGGCGGCGCGTATCACGCGGGTGCCGGCGGAACCGGGGGTACCGGCAACGGCGGCAGCGGCAACCAGTCGGACATCGTCATCCAGGGCACCACCTACACGGTGCTTGGCGGCACGGGTGGGACCGGCGGCACGGCAACAACCACCAGTGCCGGTCCACCTCCCCTGGCTTACGCGGCCACCCCGACGGGCTTTGACGTCGTCAGTGCCAGTCCCGGCACAACGGGGTTTATTCTGTCCGGCGCAATTGCGTGGTCGGGTACCGGCGGCTCCGGCGCCTGGGGCGTTGGCGGTCTAACTCGCAATACGGCCGGTGCCGGCAGTGCCGGAATAGGCAACGGCGCCGGAGGCGGTGGTGCCGCGGTGAGTACCAACGCCAATCAAAATGGCGGCGCCGGTGCAGCCGGTCTAGTCATCGTTGACGAATGGAGATAGCGGCGAGGAGTTATGATCGGAACCAATCTAAATCTAAATCTGCCGCTCCTGTCCGACACCCTCGCGACCGTCGTCAGTAAGACGTCGACCGCACTGTCGGCCATTCAGACGTCAATCGCCGACGTCGCCACCGTCGCGGCGATCAACGTCAACGGCCCCCTGTCATTCTCCGGCAACTCCGCCACCAACGTCGGCTCGACGACCTACGTGGCCGGTAACGTTCCGACCGCGGCCGGCTCCATGTACTACACGAGCGGCGAGTTTTTCCTGATCGACGCCACCGGTACGATCAAGGTGACGAATCTGGGTCAGCTGAACGCCGCGGCGTTCGGCGGCATCGGCGGTGATTACGGCGGCGCCAATCCGGCGCTGGAAAGCTACGACAACACCACCGGTCAGTACCGCTTCTACACGAACGGCGGCACGCACGCGTGGGCCGACATCGCGGCGCACGGCCTGTTCCTGGAGGGCGCCACCAACACCACCGAATTCACCACCGACAACTCCGTCAACGTCAACCAGGTTGTGCCGTGGGGCAAGATCAACAGCACCGACCTGCTGGCGTGGGACGGCAGCAAGATCATTCCGGCGGGCGCGACCAATAGCTACGGTACCGGTACCAAGTTCGGCGGACCGGTCACCACGTCGGCGCAGTTTCACTTCGTCAACTCATTGCAGTACGTGGTACCCCTGTGGGTTGGAACTGGCCTCGCGGCGCCAAGTACACAACTAGTTCACTGCAACGTCGGATTCTACAACGTAACGGGTGACGCGGTGGGCGGGTATAGTTGGAAAAGCAACCCCCTGTACGTGGCCGGCGGCGACACCATCACTCAGATGTCGGTGACGTTCCAGTCGGTCGGCAGCTCCGGTACCAAATCCATTAAATTACATTCGTTGGATAATAACAGCGCCAACGACACCGTACTGCAGACCGCAACCTCCACGTCCGCGGTCGCCTTCACACTGGCCAGTTCGGTCTTCACTCAGGTGACGGATACTTCTCATCAGTACTACATTGAAGTGTCGGGTCCGGCCGTGGCCGACGTATTCACGATGGTTACCTTCTCCACAAATCGCCCGTAGTCGTGCAGAAGAACGCACAGCAGGACACCGACGGAGTGGTCTGGAATTCAACCGGGCTGCGGCTCGGTGAATTCGGAATGGACCTCCGTCGTCCGGCGGAACCGCCGGCCCTGGCGGACCTGGTTAACGCGCGGTTCCTCGACGAGCGCACCGTTACCCGGCGCGGCGGCCACGGCGGCGCGGAGATCCGCGACGGAAGTGCATTCCCCACCGGCGCACTCGGCGCGGTCCCGCGACTGTGGATGTACGGGCACGGCCAGGTGGTGGGCGTTACCCCCGGATCCCCGACGCTCACCGGCGGAGCGGTGTCGGTGGTCGGCACTCCACCGGCCGATTCCACCCTGCACCACCCGATTGCGCTCCACGGCGCCGGTACCTTCACCCTCAACGGCGAGACGACCGTGTGGACCGGCGATCGTCTCCTCGCGCCGCGCACCGACGGCAATCCGGCGATCGGCGGATCCCCATTCTGGCAGCGCCCCGTCAACGTGGCGGCCGGAGACGCGGCCACCGCGGTGTACCAGCGCGGCGTCCCGGCGCACCTGCCGCTGGAGACCGACACCGCAGCCCCGGCGTTCGTCACCGGCGACTGGGTCGAGACCTGCCTGACGACCTCCCTGCGGGTGTACGTCCACATCGCCGGTGGCGTCGTCACCGCCACGGTGATCAATCGAACCACCGGCGCCGTCATCAGCACCTCCACCGTGAACGGCACCAGCACCGCCCCGGTGGAACCTACGCTCGTCAGCAGCGGCGGCACCCCGGCGCTGCTGTTCCGCGACAAAACCGACGGCAATCTGCGGCTGGTGTTCTGGACCGGCACCGGTTGGACGCCGGAGGAAGTGTTCGCCCCGTCCACCGCGGCGTACGACGTGGCGGTGGTACCGGGCGGCTTCTGGGTGGCCTGGCTGACGGTCGGCAACAACGTATTCGTCGGTCGCTACGCCGGCACGGCCTCGCAGTTCAGTAATCCGGCGTTCGGCACGCAGCTCACCACCGCCGCGACCCCGTCGGCGCCATTCGCCCTGGCGGTGGCGCCCGATTCCACCATCGGCATCGCGTACCGCGTGTCCGGCGGCGGCCCGGCGATGGACGAATTCACCCCGGCGGGAGTGGCCACCAACTTCGCCCTGCCGCAGCAGGTGTCGGTAACGGCCGACACGGCGCTCTCGCTGGTTTCCCGCGGCCTCCCCGGCAACAACGGCGTGAGGGCCACCTGGGAGTGGGTGATGCACGCCGGCGGCAGTAACGGCGTGGTCTCCGTCCTGTCGTTCGGCAAGGCGTCGAACGCCACGGTGGTCACCTCGTTGCGGTACAACAGCGATCTCATCAGCCGCGCCTTCCGAGTGGGAGACGAGGTGTTCGCGTGGCTCCGCACCCAGAACGCTAAGACGCACTACCTGCTGGTCGGGGCGTCGCACCCGTACGTGGCCGGCTACGCCGATCGCGAGGAGGCCGTCACCCCGAAGGCGGCCGGCGGCGGATCGCTCTACTGGCCGCACCGAGTGCTGGACGATCCGAGCGACGCGCGCACCTGGGACCAGAACGGCGGCAGCTGCACCAAAACCTGGGTGCGAATGTTCAACAACGGCGACACGGCGCGCGCCGGCAACACCAACGTCGGCGGTCTGGACTTCCTGCCCCCGCTGTCCACCGCGGTGCACGGCAAATCGGCGTACCTCTCCGGTTCGGCGGTCAAGAACTGGGACGGACGAGTACTGGCGGACGCCGGCTACCAGGACTTCCCGGTCATCAGCGGCTTCGCGCCCACCACCGGCGGCTCCCTCACGCTCCTCGGTGCCTACGAGTACCGCGCCTACGTGGTGCGCTACAACGACGCCGGCGAGCGCTTCGAGTCCGGGGCACTCACCACCCCGCTGCAGACCCTCGTCGGCGGCAACAACAAGATCACCCTCACGATCAACACCGTGCCGTCCATCTCCACGGACGATTCGGTGATCGAGGTGTACCGCACCGAGGCCGGCGGCGTCGGATTCTTCCTGGAGGGGGTGGTCAACAACACCCTCGGCGCCGCCACGGTGCAATTCGTGTCGACGATGGCGGACGGCAACCTCATAGCGCAGAAGGGCGATCCGCACGCGCCGGTGGTCGGCGGGACACCCACCCTGGAGACCTTCGGACCGCTGGGCTCCGCGATTCTCGTGTCGATCGGGGACCGCATCTGGAGTGCCGGCGGGCAGATTCCGGCGGGCGTGGTGCAGTTCTCCACCCTCAAGAGCCCCAACTTCGGCGCCGGGTACGACGACCTGGGCGAGGGCTTCCTCCAGGTCGACAACGAGAGCAACGGCATCACCAGCATCGCCGGGATGAACGACGCCACCGCCATCTTCGAGCACAGCCGAATCTTCATCGTGGGCGGCACCGGCCCGGACAATTTCGGCCAGGGCTCCTTCACCCTACCTCAGATCGTCCTGGCGGCCGGAGCGACCACCCATCGTGGTACGATCCTGTCGCAGTTGGGGGTGCACTACTGGGGCGACCCGGGTCCGCTACTGCTGACGCAGAACTTCACGGTGCAGAACATCTCGTCACCGGTGCGCCCCCTGACGTCCGGTCTCACTCCGACCGCCGTGGAGATCGACACCGCGCGGATGGAAATCGTGTGGTACCTAGACACCACCGCGGTGCTGTTCAACTACATGGCGGGGCAGCCGGGTAGGTGGGCCCGCTGGGACCTCTCGGCCTCCGACGTGGTAAGTGCCGACAGTGGGGTGCTCATCACCGCAGCGGGGCGGATCCTTACGGAGTCGGCCTCGGCGTACGGCGACGACTCGGTGCCGTTCTCCTTCTCGTGGCGCTCCGGTAACGTCCGCCCGGAGCAGCTCCTGCAGGGGCACGCGCAGATCCACCGCGCCGGCGTCCTGGGCATCTACGCCGGTCCACACCAACTGCGACTCCGCACCTACTTCGACGGCTCGCCACTGTGGAGCGAGGAGTCCGTCTGGCACCCCCAGTCCGGTACCTGGTTGACGGCCGGGACCGCGGTTTCCGGCCTCACCGCCGGTGCCGCCGACGGACAGGGGCTCACGGAGCACTCCGGCACCTACTCCGCCCACAAGCGGATGCGGCGCCTGACGTGCAATTATGCCTCATTTGAGGTTACGGATCTCCTGGGGTCCGGTCCGACGTACACTCCGCTGGAGTTGTCGCTGGAGATCGGCGCCAAGCCGGGTCTCGGTCGCTCCATCCCCGGTACCTTCACCGGACAGGACAGGTAGCATGAGTCTATTCGATTTTCCGACCGGTCAGACGGCGTCGGCCACGTTGGGGGAGGGCGGCGCCGGTGACAACGAGCCGGCGCCCGCCGAGACCGCGGCTCCGTTGACGGTGGGCGACGCGTACAAAGCGGTGCTGCACCGACTCGCCGGGGTGGACTACCAGGCCGGTCAGGAGGACAAGGCCGCCGACGCCCGCGCCGCCGCACGAGTCGAGTCCAATCGCCTAGCCGATCGTCGACTGTCGCTGGAGTACGCGGCCCGGCGCAGAACGGATAACTTCCACGGGGTCGATCCGCTGCAGATCGCCGCCGGTAGGTTTCCGCCCGCCAACGTGGACCCCAGACTGCACCAGACGGTGGCGCTGGCCGGCGCGGGTCAGTACAACGCGGCCAGGGCCGAAGCCCTCAGGCAAATTCCGGCGGCGGAATTGCAACGGGAAAATACGGAGGAGCGGCAGCGGGCGCAGGGGCGGGCGATCGGCGACGCCGCACTGCCGATCATCAAGCAGGAAGTGCAGCGGGGGTACGAGCGGGCGCGCGGCTACATCGCGGCGGAGCACATTCGGCAGTTGTACAATACCCCGCCCCGCCAGGGTATTGACCCGGCGCACCCGGCGGCGCTGCAGGCGCAGACGCTCATGACTCCGGAGGCCAATTACGCGGCGGACGCCATTAACAGGGGCGTCACCTCCGCGGTGCCGTCGCACCTCCTGCCGCCGGCTCCGATTCCGGAGCACCACGCGGCGGCACTGTCAGAAATGCAACCAACATCCGGCGCCGACGTGGCGTCCGGCAATCCGGGGGAATAAATGCCGTCGTACGACACATTTGATTGGAATCAGGCCGGCGAGGGCGCCGTCGGCGGAGGCATGACCGGTGCGGCCATCGGCACGGCGGTGTACCCGGGGCTGGGAACCGCAATCGGCGGCGCCGCGGGCTTCCTCGGCGGCGGACTACTCGGCGGCCTGATGGGCGGCCAGGATCAGCTCAAGAATTCGCTCGGCAATCTCGCCGACTACTACGGCTCGCGCCAGGCCCCCACCGGCGGGGCGGTGCAGGCCGGTGACAGCCAGTTCCGGCAGAATCAGGCCGGGCTAATTTCGCAACTGGAGGCGATGGCGCGCGGCGAGGGTCCGTCGGCCGCTTCACTGCAGATGCGACAGGCGATGGATCGCGCCGCCGCCGGTCAGGCCAGTGCCGCGGCGGGAGCCGGCGGTCGCGGCGTGAACGCCGGTGCGGCCCTCCGCAACGCGTCAAACCAGACGGCGGCCCTCCAGGCGCAGAACGCGCGCGACACCGGCATGATGCGGGTGCAGGAGCAGCTAGGCGCCATCAGCCAGTTGGGCAGCGCAATCCAGGGCGCCCGCGGTCAGGATCAGAGCCTAGCGCAGTTCAACGCCGGTCAGGTCAATCAGATGACGCAGGCGGACATGCAGGCGATCCTCCAGCAGTACTCCATCAACCAGCAGGGTCAGCTGCAGGCGTACCAGCAGCTCGCCAAGGCGATGGGGCCGGGTCTCGGCACGGAGCTGATGGCCGGCGGCGGGAAGATGATGCCGGGCATGGCGCAGATGCTGCAGGGTGGCGGCGGTGGCGGCGGCGCCGCGGCCGCGGCGTAGGTGTCGTCCGATATTGTGAACATCGGGGCACCAAATGTCCGACAAAACTGACACCGAAGCACTCGATCAGGCCGACCGCGAGGAGGAAGCGGCTCGCGCCGCGGAAGCCGCCGCGGATGCGGAACACGGCGGTGCCGCGGGTGATCCCGAGGGCCGCGACGTGCAGAGCGCCATTCGCTCCGACGAACCGCAGCCGCTGCCGGATTACCTTGGATTCCTGGGGAAACCCGGCGACGAGGTGGAGGACTTCCAGCCGGGGAAACCCGGCGATGAAGTCGAAGATTTTCAGCCGGGGAAACCGGGCGGCGGCGCCGGTCCGGCCGGGCAGCCGCCGGAAGCCGGGCAGGTGGTCTCCGGATCCGCATCCAGTAAGAAGTACACCGACGCCGGTAAGTCCGCGCCCGGCGACATCGATCGCGAATTCCTCGACCCCAACGCCCCCGCGGCGGTGGGCGCAGCCGGAGTGGAGGGCGTTAATCGCTCCATCGAGGCGCAGAAAAAGGCCGAGTCGGATAAGGCGGACGCCCAGCGGGAATACGAGGCGAGGAACGCCGAAATCCTCCGGCAACAGCAGGAGGAGGAGCGATACTGGGCCGGCGTCGACGAGCGCGCCGCCGCCAAATCGGCCGCCGAGGCGCACAAGCACATCGCGGCGTACCAGCAGCAGATCGCGGCGGTGCGGCAGATGGCGGTGGACCCGCGCGGTCCGATCGCCCGCCTCTCCACCGGCGGGCGGGTGGCGCTCGCCCTCGGCGACTTCGCGCAGGGCTTCCTCGCCGCCAAAGGCATTAACATTGACGTGTCCGGGCAGGTCGACAAGTGGGTCGACCGCTCCATCGCGGAGCAGCAGCGGCGCATCGGGCAGGCGCAGGCCGGCGCGGAGGACCAGCTGCACCTCTGGGAGATCGCCCGGCAGACGAGCCGCGACGACCAGGAAGCGCGGCAGCGCTACCGCGGCTGGTCAATCGCCGCGATGCAGACGCAGCTCCAGATGAACGCCTCGCAGTACAGATCCGCCAGCGCCAACGCCGACGCCGCGATGATCAACGCGCAGCTCGACATGGAGGGCGTGAAATCCAAGCAGGCGATCTGGAATAACACGTTCAACCAGGTCAAGCAGGACGAAACCCTCAAGGAAACGCACCGCCACAACGTCGTGATGGAGTCGCTCGACGAGGAGAAAGCCCAACTGCGCGCCGCGGCGAACGCAAATAAGGGCGGCAAGAAGGCGAAACCGTCCGTCTACATCCCGGATCTCACCTCCACCGGCGAAATCAAGAACGAAAACGGCCGGGTCATCGGCAACCGCATCGTCGGTAAGATCGACGCGGAGACGCCGGGTGCCGCCAAGCTCGCGGAGGACACCAGCAAGGACATGAAGCTCCACGCCGGTCTGGAGCGGGACCTCAACGAGGCGGAAGTCTACCGCAAGGAAGCCGTGCGGGAGTACTCCCGCTCCAAGAGCAAGTACCTCGGTCAGAGGGCGTTCGCCGTGTCGTCCGAGGCGAAGCGCAACTACGACGCCATCACCTTCCGCATCGCGGAGAAGCTCGCTAAGATGTCGTTCTCGCGCGTCACCCCGCAGGACGTCGACCTGGAGCTGAAGAACGCGCTGCCGTTCGAGCAGTGGTACCAGTCGGGCAATAACACCCAGCCGTGGAAGTCGATCATCAACAAGAACCGCACGGAACTTGAGGACTCGTTGAACGCGCCCGGCATCATCCACGTCAACAAAAACCAACTGGATGCCGAGGACCGCGCCACCCTCGACTTCACCCCGGAGGGGGAGCCGGCGCAGACGCGCACCCACGTCAACGAGCCGGAGGCGCGGAAGTTCAAATCGGAGCTGGAGACGCGCACCGCGATCGCCGAGGCCGAGCCGGAGAGCGCCGTGACCACGCCGATCGGCTCGGAGGAGCGGCGCGGCGAATCGGGCAGCAGCGCCCCAGTGCCGATGTCGACCCCCTGGAAGGCCCTGATGGGCGCCATTCCGCAACCCGAGGCGGCGCGCGGCGTGGACCACCTCATCGTGGCGATGACCGACCCGGCGAAGTTCCAGCGCGCGGCGCGCGAATCCGGCTTCGAGGAGGACGTGATGCTGAAGGACCACCGGCTGGTGCTGAATCAGGCGGAGCGATCGCTGCGGCGCATTTCCGAGTCGGCCAATGACCCATACGTGCGGCTGTACGCGAAGGCGATCCTGAAGAAGCTCGACAGCGGCGGCACCTCGGCCCTGAGCGAGTTGGAGACGGAAGTCACGACCGTTCCGGCGGGGGAACTGCCCGGCCGCGGCAAGGCGGGCAAATAAGTGGGCAAGATTAACGTCATAGGCCCCGACGGGCGGGTGGTAAGTGTCGACGAGGAAGTCGCGACCCGCGCCATCAACGCCGGCGCCGACGTGCCCCTGGCCGGAGCGGGCGCGGAGGGCGAGCTGGCGGCGGAGAAGGCCAGACACGAGAGATACGGAGGGGTGCTGGGTACCCTGGCGGCCGGTGTCGCCGGTGGACTAGACACCCTGACCCTCGGCGGCTACGGAGCGGGCGTTACCGCCCTCGGCGGCGGGGAGGCGTACCGCGGCACCGCGGCGGAGCACCCGACGGCGCGCGGCCTGGGCGAGGCGGGGGCGCTGCTCGTCCCGGGACTAGCCGAAGTCGGTCTGGGCGGGCGCATCGGGAAGGGCGTGGCGGCCGCCACGGAGAGCACCCGCGCGGCGAGGCTGGCGGAGGGCGCGGCGTACGGCGTCGGCGGCACGATCGCCAGTGCCAACGCCTCCGGCGACCCCCTCACGGTGGAATCGCTGGTGATCGGCGCGGGGGTCGGCGGGCTGCTGAACTACTCCGCCGGGGCACTGGGCGACCGCTTCTCGCGGGTCGGTGCCGCGGCGCGCGCGGAGGGGGCGCTGGCCCGGAAGGCCGAGGCCGCGGGGGAGATACTCGACTCGCCCTCCCCGGCGTACGAGGGGCTGGTGTCGGCGCGCGAGGCCTCGATCGACGCCGCGCGGACCTTCAACGCCGGCGTGAAGCGGCGCGCCGAGGCGATGCGGCGGTTCACCACCTCCACTGAGGACTTCGTGCGCACCCGCAACGGCTTCAACAAGGCCATTGGGGAAGTCTTCACGCGGTTCGTGGTCCCGGAGGCCGATCCGGAGATGCGCGCCGCCGCGATGGACGTCATCAACCGGGCCGAACCGGTGATCGCGCGCGCCACGGAGCAGCGGGTACTCAACCCGGAGCGCGCCGTCGATCTACTGCGGCCGCTGCGCGAGGAATTGGCGGGGCGGTTCGACGTGGTGGTGCCGGATCTACCGGAGCCGGTGGGTGCGCCGGTGGACGTGCCGAGAGCGCTACCAAAAACCCTCAGGGATTTCTCCCGCCTCCGCCCCGAGACCGTCGCGGAGATCGCCAACGGCAGTGGACCCGACGCCGCCGCGGTGGCTAGACTGGCCGACGAGCTGGGCGTGGCGCCGAGCGTCGGGCCGGGCGCGACGCTGGCCGACATTCACACAACCCTGGCGGAGCACTCCGCCGCGGTCGACGCGATGACCGCCGCCGCTGACGACCCGAGGGTGCCGCCGTTCATCAAAGCGCTGCGCTGGGCCGCGCGGAAGACGGTGCGCACCGCGGTCGGCGGCGCCATCGGCTCGGCGCTACCGATCCCGGGCGGGAAGCTGCTCGGGGAACTGATCGGCTTCACCGCGGGCGACGCCGCCGCCAACGCCTCGATGCAGGCTAAATCGGCGCTGCGCGACGGCATCCGCGACATCGTGGGCAGGATCGGCGAACCGGCGGCCCGGGCGCAGCGCGCACTAGGTCCCGTCACGGCGTACCTCTCCCGCGCCTTCCCGTCCGGGAAGCGCGACCGGGAGACCGACATCGGCGCCCTCGCGATGAACCGGGCCCGGGACCTCCGGGCGGCGGCGCTCACCGCGCCCGACACGTTCTACCACGCGGTCGCACCCCTATCCGGGTCCGGGACTCTCGCGGTGAACGCCCACCGAACGGTGATTAACGCACTGCAGCACGCGGCCGACGCGGCCCCCCGGGATCCCGGGACGGCCCCCCACGGCACCGGATCGGACTGGCGGGCGCGGGCGGACGAGGGGATCGCGCTGGCGTACCGCCTGGAGGCGCTGGCGGCCCCGCTGGACGCGATTCGGCGCGCCATGGCCGGTGACGTGCACCCCGCGGCGATCGATCAACTGAGGGCATCCTGGCCCGCCTCGTTGGGTGCCCTGATGGCGGAGATGCAGGACGCCGGCGACGTGCCGGTGGAGCGGATGGCGGGTTTGTCGGCCCTGTCCGGGGTACCCAAATTCGCACTTGACAATCCGCTGAACACCATTTCACTGCAGGGCATGTACCTCCCGAAGCCGGAACCGGAGCCGCAGGGGCGGCGAGGTGGTGGCGGTGGGGTCCCCGGCCGTCCGTCGGCCTCGGGTCGCAGCGAGGTGGCCGGCAGTAGCGTCGAGAAACTTCTGAACCAGTAGGACAGCATGATCATCGTAAACGCAAAGGGTTCCGACGTCCGACCGCAGAAGTCCGACGGCACGTTCCCGTCCGACGCGGAAAATCAGGCGCAATTGGCGCCCGGGGTGACGCTCGTCACCAGCTCCACGTACTTCTACTTGCTGGACGCCCCGCGCAATTCCGGCACGCAGGGCTTCCACGTCAAGTTCGACAACGCGGCCGTTCTGACGATCACCCTGGAGCACACAAACCTGGTTGACGTGTCGGCGGTGAGCACCACCGCGGGCGATTGGCAGGAGGAGGACTCCACCACCGACCTGACGATCAACAAGTCGACCGGCACCGTAACCGGCACCAGTCTCGCCGTCGCCGGCGGCACCGCCGGATCGGCCTCATTCGTGTGGAAGTTCGCGGCGGCTATCCGCACGCGCCTCAAAGTTGTTGTCGGCGGCACCGGTGGTGTTGTCCGAGTTGCGGCAGTTGCTAAAGATCTGTAGGAAAGGTAGAACACAATGGCTCGCTCTCACGTAGTTCGCACTCGCGCCGGCCTCACGCCCGGTCTCTTCCCGTCGTACGGGGAGATGCTCGATCCCCAGCGGGTCGAGGACATCATGAATAAGCTCGACGAGCACGACCTCGCGATCGACGCGGTGTCGCCGGCTCAGTCGCCCGCGGCGGCCACGGAGACCGTCACCAGCGGCAACCTCTCGGCAACGGCGGCGTACTCGCGCCTCTCGGTGACGGGTGCGCAGGCGTACACCCTGCCGAACGGCACCGCTGACGGTCAGATGAAGACCATCGAGTGCACCGTCGCGGCGACGATTCCGGTCGGCACCCTGACGATCACCACGGCGGCGGGTTCGGAGCCCACCGTCCACGTGTTCAATTCGGTCGGTCAGCGCCTCGTCCTGCAGTGGAACGGCTCCGGCTGGCACCACCTGGAGAAGCGCCGCACCGGCGCCCTCTCGGTGGTCGTGGGTACCACGGTCCTCACGGGCCTCGACATGAACGCCGAGTACCAGCTGTCGGTGACGGGTACCGTCAGCTCGACGGGCAACAAGGCCATCCCGAACGGCTGCGTTCCCGGCGAGGAGATTCACGTCTCCACCCCGACGGCCGCGACGATTCCGAACGGCAACATCAACATCGCCGGCACCACGATCGCCACCGCCGTCGCGGCGACGAACCTCGCCGGCATCAACGCCACGAGCTGCACCGCGCACTTCGTGTGGGACCAGGGCGGGACTAACAGCTGGCAGAACACCGCCCTGACGACCGCCACCTACTCGTAATCGGTCATGACTGCCGCCGAACTGATCGGACTGCTGAAGGACACCGGACTCGGCGGTCTATCGCTGGCGCTGTTCTTCAAACTCGGCAAGATCGTCGCGGACCACGAAATCCGCATCGGTCGGCTGGAGACCAGGAAGAGAAGGTAGGGGTGCGATGATCTACGGCTACCTGCTGAAGGGGCTGGCGGTGCTGGTTTCGCTTGCCGCCGCGACGGCGGGCGTGGTACACTTCGTCAGGTCGTACCTCGCCGGTAAGGCCGCGGAGGTGGACGACGAGGTGACGAGGGCTCACGTCGCCGCGATGGAGGCCGCGGAGGCCGACGCCAGGGCCAAGAGGGAAAGTGAATTCGATGGAAAAGTCGCTGCTGTTCGCACTCCTGCTGACGCCGCAGCCCTCCTGCACTCCGTGTCGGGGGACGACCCCCGCACCAATTGAGAACTGCGCGGCGCCGGCGTTCCCGATGCCACCGGTGCTCAAGCCCGGTGCCTCCGGGGACTCGGTAACGCTCACCGTCGCGGAGGCGGTGGGCATTGCCACGTACCTGGAGCGGACCGGCGAAATCGCCGCGGCACTGAAGGGCTGCCCGGCCATCCATTGGGGTAAGTAATGAGGATTCCGCTAGCGCTCGCGTTCGCAGTCGGCTGCTCACTTCCGGCGCCGATGACTCCGCAGGTGGCGGAGGACTCAACCTACGAGGTGGTCGGGGGTTACTTCCAGGGCACCGCGTGGGTGGTCGACCCCACTCACCTGATGACCGCCGGCCACGTCTGCGTGTCGTTCGAGTTGGCCGGTCAGCCGGTGTTCGCCGTCAGTAACACCCGGCGCTTCGTGCCGGTGACGGTGGGTGCATTCGAGATGTCCGACGGTCCGGAGGCCGATCTCTGCCTCCTGTCCACCTCGGCGGGTCTCGCGCCCCCGCTGCCACTGGCGGCGTACATGCCGATCACCGGCGACTCGGTCGGCTTCGTCGGTTACCCCGACGGTAAGTTGGACCACGAGACCGGCATCTTCCGGTACCCGGACGTCTCCACGGCCGCGTGCGACCACGGGGCCAGCGGCTCCGCGGAGTACGACGCCGCGGGCGTCTGGGGGGTGCTGGTGCAGTCGCTGTCGGAGGACCCCACCGGCGCCAGCGGCTGTCGGAGCACCACGCTGTCGGAGATCCGCGCCTTCCTCGCGGCCGGCGGCGTCTGGCCGTGGGTGCTGCAATTCCCGGACGATTATGCCGAGTAAAACACTGAAACAGCACCGATTAATGGCGATGGCCGCCACCGCGAAGGGCGGCTACCGGGGCATTCCCCAGTCGGTCGGTCGCGACTTCATCGACGCCGACCGCGGAAGGCACTTCAATCACCACGACCACGCGGCGAAGCTCGCCTCGGGTATGCACAAACGGCTGGCCAGCGGGCACGGCCCACGAAAGGGATAGTTATGGCGAAGAAGCAGGGTTTCGAGGCCGCGCGGAGTTATCACGCCGGCGGTAAGAAGATGTTCGAGGGTCCCGTCATGCCCCACAGGGGTCTGGCGCACCACGAGGCGCACGCGCGGTCGATGCACAAGGACGTCGACGGCGCCGTTAGGCACTCCGGGAAGGGCCACGCGTACCGGGCGCACCAGCGCGCGATCGTCTCGGCGGGCACCCACGGCAGCGAGAAGCACTCATCGGGCGGCAAACGCGGCCTGATGAACAGCGCGAAGATGAAGAATCCCGCGATGGGCGCCGACAAGGGGTACGGCGGATACTAGCCGTGAACATCATGGCGATGCGGGCCGGGAAGCTCTACCGGGGCACCCCGGCCGAGCTGGCCCTGGAGGACGCGGTGGCCGCCCTGGGCGTTCCGTACCGCTTCCAGTTCCCCGGCTACCTCTACGGCCTCCGGTACTTCCCGGACTTCTATCTGCCTACCCTGGACCTCATCCTGGAGGTGGACGATCCGTCGCACTTCCGCGGTGATAAGCCGGAGAAGGACGACGAGAGGACCGCGGACCTGTCGGAGACCTGGGGCTGCACCGTCGTACGGTGCACCAACGAGGAAGCGCTGAGCGACCCGCACGGAGCCGTTCAGCGCATGATTGCCGCGTCGGGAAAGTGGCCGCCTAGTCCCAGCCGTCGTCTGGCGGCATCCCTCCCGGTGCCGAAGAAGGCCCCGCAACGGGAGCGTCGTGCCGCGAAATCAGCGGCCCTCCGGCGCGCTCGGTCAGCCAGGAACGCAGAATCGACTCGGCGACCCGGACGGCCACGACTTCCTCACGCGGAACGTCGCACCGCTTAATCACATTCAGCAAAATAGCAATGGCCTCGGCTAGATCCAGGCCGGAAAGATCACCACTCATGACGTTCTACCTCGCCCTCGCGGCTGCACTCGGCAGCGCCCTGTCGCTCATCCTGCACGCACTCGGCGGTAAGTACCCAAAGGCGGAGAAGGTCGCGGAAGCGATCGACGAAGCCGAGGCCCTCGCCGCGAAGAAGTAGCACCGACTCGCAACTCGGCTGCACTAGCCCCGCCCCGGAAGCCCCGCGGCGGGGTTTTCGCGCGCCCGCGCGATTATCCAGTCGGCCACGTCCGGATCCATCGCGGTCTCCAGTGCCCTCCGCAATGAATCGGGAGTTAGCTCCACCGGCAGGCCGTCGCGCAGCCCTCGGTCGACGGCGTAGGGCCGCAGCCGGTGCGGGGCGTCGCGCGCCGCGTGGGGATCGAGGCAGCGCACCCCGGCGGTGGACACCATCTCCAGGGCCTCGTGCTGAAGGTACCCGGCCCACGCCACCGCCATCCAGATCCCGGCCAGGTCCTCGCCCGGCCAGTGGGTCAGGCGAACGGTGCTGATCGCCAGGGACTCCAGGCGCTTCTCGTGCGGCACCGAGGTGTCAACGCAGTTGAACACCGTGAGCGATAGCTGCGGCAGTTCCTCGTCGGTGATGGCCACCTCCACCCGCACCGCGGGGTCGTGGTGACGAATCACCAGGCCGCTGAGGGCGGCGCACCACCGCCGCGCCAGTTCACTCCTCATTTCACCTTCCCGCACAGCCAGCAGTGCCAACCCCGTCCGTTACCGGTCGGGGAGAACTTCGCCATCGGCGCCCCGCAGCAGGTCGGTACGACGGGCGCGGTGGGCTCGGTGTCCTCCTCGTCGTCGAAATCGAGGTACGCCCAGGGCGGCCACCGCACCGGATCGGACTTCTTGGTCCTCTTCTCCGGCGGTAGGTCGCACTCGTTCGCGCAAAACCACTTAGCGCCCCACAACGGCTTCATCCGCCTACCGCACACGCCGCAGTACGGGGCGTTGGGCAGGTCGTCGGTGGGCACGGCTACTCCACCGCAATGGCGTTGATAAATACCGCTAGCGTTGCGTCGATGATCTGGGATCGGATGTCGGCGGCGGCGGCGGGAGAGGCGGCGTGGACGGCGGCGTGGGCGGCGTAATGGGCGGCGGCGGCGTAATTGGCGGCGGCGGCGTAATTGGCGGCGACGGCGGCGTAGTCGGTGGCGACGTAGGCGGCGACGTAGGCGGCGGCGCGGGCGGCGGCGCGGGCGTCGGCGGCGCGGGCGCGAGCGGCGGCGGCTGCGTCGGCGACGTAGGCGACGTAGACGGCGGCGGCGGCGGCGGCGTCGGCGGCGTAGGCGGCGTTTCTACATACCTTGTAAGCCGCTTGCGCACTGTCGGCATCAATAGTGGGAGCCAGCTCCTGACACGCTCTGGCGTGCTCCGGCTGATGAGTTGACAGCATCATCGGAAGCAGCGTCCGTATCACCCCATCCACAAGTTTATACGAGCGTCTTCGAGAAAGGGCCGAATCTCCGTTGGTGCCGACTAACTTGGGAATAAGATCGACCAGCCGCTGACGTTCGTCATCACCCCAGCAATCATTAAGCTTCCGACCAAATGCACCGAGAACCGGATCAACACAGATCGGACGATCAGTGTGCGGTTCGCCATTAAACCACGCCACCGCCTCCATCAGACACACACCATCATCGCGCTTACTGTGCCCTCCGCGCGCAAGACGAAGCTTATTGACGCCAAACAGACCTAGTACGTCTTTACTCATCTGAACCTCCTAGTAGGCATTGAGCAGCATAACTGCTACCCACAGCACGATGACACCCACCGCCAGGCCCCACGCCCACGCCTCCGATTGCTGTTTCCACCTCATGCGTCCGGGATCTATCACGCGAACCTCGGACCGACGAAGTCCAGCAGCCGCACCCGCCAGTTTTGATTGGTGACGCCGTGCAGTGTGCTGCCGTCGATGAAGTGCTTGTTGCGGCCCAGTACCACCGCCGGCCACTCGGCGCAGCACTCCACCGTGATGAGCGACTTCATGTCGCCGTTCCACGCGGCGTCCGGCCTTGCGGGATCCGCGCCGATTCCGTCCCAGCCGACCACCAACCCGACGTGCCCCATCCGCACCATGTGCGACGGGTCCTCGCCCTCCCCGGTGCCGTACTCCGGGTGCAGGTCCCGCATCCACACCGACCGGTAGATTACGATCGCCCCCGGGTGAATCGCCTCGCACGGCTTGAAGAACTTCTTCAGCCCCTTGCCGTCGCCGCCGAATAGCCCGGCGTCCATCAGCGCCGAGTCCGTGTTGATGTCGCCCGAGTACTCCGGGAAGGCGTCGTGGTGGCGCGGACAGCCCAGTGCCCACATCACCGCGCCGATGCAATCACTGCCGTTCTGCGCGCCGCGCCAGGTGAACGGGGTGACGGCCCTCGGATCGGTGCCGCCGCCGCCCAGAACGTACTTACCCCTCCCGGCGTAGCCCGCCAGCCTAGCCACCGCATCCAGGTCGTCATCGCCGGCCGGAATGGGGCGCAGCAGCGCCGCGGACGTCAACGGTCCCACCACGCCGTCGGGCTCCAGACCGTTAGCCGCCTGGTACGCCATCACCGCGCGCTGTGTAGTGGGTCCGAATGCGCCGTCGGGATCGACGCTGCACAGCTGATTCTGCAGCCGGACCACGTCGGGTCCGGTGTCGCCGAGTCTCAATTCCATACCGCCTCACCTTCCGGCTTCCTGAAGAAGCGCTTTAGATTCCAGAACTGTCGGTGCATCGCGTCGCGCAGGAACACCAAGGGGCACATGCCGGACGACATCAGCACCGACTGCGGAATGCCGGACAGCGCACCGAAGTAGACCACCGGTGCCATTTTGTACCCGGCGGCGGCCATCACGTGGACGTGCTCCTCGCGCGGCCCCACGTCCGGCCGCAGCACCTGCAGACCCAGCTGCTCCCCGGTGTGCGCCAGCCGCATCAGACCGAAGGTGATGCGACCGTCCAACGACTCCACCACCTGCCACGTGGCGTCCTCCGGTGCGAGTACCACCACCACGTCTGGATCGTTGCGGGTCCACTCCGGCAGCGCGCGCAACCACAGCTGATTGTCGAGCTTCATGACTCCTACTTTGCGTCCCAGTACGTTTCGCCGGTGCCGATCGACACCGACAGGGGAATGAGCAGCCGCGTACCGTTCGCGGTGGCGGCGCACATGTGGTGGCGAATCAACTCCTGCGCCCTATCCAGCCCGGTCTCCGGTGCGGCCAGTTCCGGGCAATTGCGCACCCGCACCATCGCGTCGCCGATGATTTCCGCGCCGGTGCCCTGCATCGGGAAGTTGGTCGCCCGCCGGTCACCGCGATTGTTGAGCCATTCCGGCGCGCCGTCCGCGAATTCGTCGTCGAGCGGGCACCACCGCCCACCCAGACTGTAGATGCCGTGGTACTTCCGGGTGCACTCGCTGACCCAATCGTGCCAGGTGAAGATGCAGCCCATCGCCAGGCGGAACGCGTCGAGCATGTCCTGCGCGCGCTCCTCGCCTATCATCCGTCCATCGGCGCCCTCCAGTACCGAAAATCCGTACGCGCCCTTTCGGTAGGCCAGGCCGTAGAAAATCGTCTTAATCATTCCGCGCAGGAGGGAACCAAAGGGGTGCTTCTTGAAATCGCCGATCGGTATCAGGAGTACCGACTGGCCCTCGTTGGGGTACCCCCGCCCGGTCGGCACCGTCCAGCCGAGGTGGCGGCCGAACACCTCCCGTGCGTTCACGCAGTGGATGTCCGGCGCGCCCGGCGCGACCGCCCGCGCCAGCTGGTCGTCGCCGAACAGCCGCAGGCACAGGTCCGCCAGGATAACGACCTCCAGGGCGGAGTAGTCCGCGACGATCATCGGCTGCCCGGCCTTAAGGGCCACCAGCTCGTCGTGCACCTGCAGGGCCACCCTCCAGCACCGGGTCTTCGCACCCCTTGATGTCAGGGCCTTCCGGATGGTGTACAGGTCCTTCTCCTCGATGGACGGCAGCTGCTGCGCCTCCAGCTCGCCCTTCACGCCCAGGCGCCCCGTTACCGCACCGGCGCGTTCATCGGCGTCGCTGCTGGGTCCGCACGTCGGGTGCACCATTCCCCCGGAGCCGGCCAGTTTCTCCAGGTACTTAATGCCGGAGCGCACCCGCTGCAGGTGCAGCAGCTTCGTCATCAGCCACCCAGCGGGCGGGTGGTTCTTACCGATCCAGTCCTGCGCCACGCCGTCCAGCTTCACGTCACCGCGCTTAACCCGGCCCTTCTTCCAGATGGGTGAGCGCGGAAACCGGAGCGCGTCGAACAGCGCCAGCTTCCGCGGGTGCGACGACCAGATGGGGTCCGCGTCCTCCCGCCGGTGCGGGCCGAACGTCGGTGCGGTGGCGACGTACCACTCGTGCAGTGCCGCCAGGTCTTCCTCCTCCTGCGCGCGCGCCGGGCCCAGCGACGCGGTGCAGTAGTCCACGTCCACCGGAATGCCCACGGTCTCCATGTCGACAATGGCGTCCTCCGCCGCCTGGGAGAACGCGGGGCGCGCGCCGTCGGTGTAGCACCAACCGTCGGGGTCCTCCGTGGCGTCGGCGATTTCCGCGATCTCCAGGGCCGCCACCGCGTCGTCCGCGGCGTACCGCAGCAGCAGGTCCCAGCGCGGGTGTCCCGGGACGATCGACTCCAGCGGGTGCCGGAACCGCTCCTGCTTGTCGGTGGTGATGGCCTCGTCGGTCTCCACGGCGGTCTTCGTGTGACCCTTGCGGAGTCGGCAGCCGTCCACCCCGCAGCTGCAGTAACGGTGGGTAACGCGCTTCACCTTCGTAACCGACACCGTCCGCACGTCGTCGACCACGTCCTCGAATTCGCACACCGGGTCGCGGTGCAGCAGCGTGTTCATCAGGGGCTTGAGACCGAACCGCCCCTTCTGGTTTATCAGCCGCGGTATCTTCCAGCGCACCAGGCCGAGAGTGTTTCGCGCCCCGGCCAGTCGCACACCGTGATTCGCGAGGGCGTGCTGGTCCACCGATTGATTGTGGATGTTCTTGCGCACCGCCGGATTCTCCAGCAGCGCGCGGATTACCGCGTCGTCGAGAGCCGCGGCGGACAGGACCCAACCGCGGCAGCGATGGAAGCCGTAACTGGAGAATGCACGACCGCGGAGCGCTATCGACCACACGTGGATTCTGGCTCGTCCGACGCAGGATTGCTTCTTGAGATTTACCCCGCTGAATTCGGTGTCAAGTCCGATCTCCCCGGCCGCCGTCGCGCGTCTCGCCAGCTCGTGCCACTGCTCCTCGCGGTCCAGGTAGATTTGCTTCATGGGCTGTTTTTGGAGCTATGATTTACGTCGGGACACACCACGCGAACCGGCTTATCGCGCGCCACCATGTTCGCAATCATGTTGGCACTCCCCGACGATTGTCCACGCCAAAACACGATTGCCGCATCGGCGTACTTCGCCATTAGCTGGTTACGCCTAATGCCGGCAGCCCTACCCTCCTTGTTCCACCGCGCGGGAAATCGCTTCACCGCAACGCCATTGATGGCCGCCCACGCTTCACCACCGTCATCAGCGCCGCGCGCTCCACCCGATACCACTTCTTCGACGTCCGCCTTCACAAATAAAAGATCGTCAAATTGCGCATCGATCTCCTCGGGCGTCAAATCCCAGTCTCGTGAACCCGCAATAATTAGCTTCACGGCACCACCGCCTCGTCCGTGATCTGCTGCCCAAAGTCGATCCAGCCGGTGCGCTTTTTCCACCAGAAAACCAGCCTCCACCACAGATTAACGACGTGGGTAATCATTCGTCCTCCTCGTCGCAATCGCACTCGTGCGCAATGGCTTTGAGTACGCGCCGCATTGTGTCGTGACGAAACTTCTCCATCACCTCCCAGAACTGCGCGGTGATGTCCTCGTCGGACTCCAGCGAATAATGAAGCTCGATGTCATCTTCGACGCCGCTTAACCGCTCGTAGCCGGTGTACTTATAGGTCAGCTTTCGACGTACGCGACCAATGCAGTACATCTCGGTGTATCGATAGCTCCAGACGTCTTCACGACGCTGCCCGGCAAGTGGACCGTCGAGAAATATCACAGCACCACCGCCTCGTATCGACCGTCGTACCACTTGTCCGCCAGGGCGTCCACCGACAGCGACAGCACCAACTCGTTGTCCGCGCCGTCCGCCACCAGGTACCTATCACCCAACAGTCCCACCACCGTCACCCAGTGGTCACCCGGGTCCCTGGTGCACCACGATAGCACGACCGGACGACCGCGCGCAACGGCGAAATGCAGCCGCAGCAGCGCGATGTCCCGCTTCCGCTCGCGAATCACCACCGGGCGGCAATCCTCGATGGTTGACGCGGCCCGCACCAGCCCCTTGGTGGGCGTGCCGTCGGTAGCGGTGGTGCCGCACAGTCGCTCGCACTCCTCGGTGGATCGCTCAATACCCAGGGCGCGCAGCCCGTTGTACAGCGCGAACGCGCCGCAATTGGCCTGGCTGTCCTGGAGTCTCACACTCGGCGCTCCGTCACGGCACTTCCTTGTCCGGCTTACCCAGCGGTCCGTAGTGGCCCACTTCCACCAGCTTGTACACCTTCACCACCGCGGATGACGCCGCGGCGCACTTCTGCGCGGCATCGCCCGCCTCCGACACCGAATCGAACAGCGTCGCCTCCAGTGTCCACGCGTCGTCCATCTCCGTCTCGCCCATCACGATGTACTTCATTTACTCCTCCATTCGGTGCGGAACCAGATGCGCAGCCGATCCCAGTCGAAGAATGACTCGATGCGCGCCGGGTAGTTCACGATGAATCCCGCCGCGAAGTGCTCCGGTGGCGTCCGCTCGTACAACCGGCGAATTACGTCGTTGCCGTCGATCACGTCGGCTCCGCGTTGTCGGGCGGATCGTCTTCGAGGGCTGTCTCAAGCAACATCGCCGCGACCGCGCACGCGACCGTCCCCACGGCCCACACCAGGGCGACGATCACGAGTACACCACCCCGTTGTACTCGAAGATCGGGTCACCACCGGATGTGCGGTGAATCTCCGGCTGATCGACGGTGAACCGGGGGCGCACCGGCTGCGAGTCGTCGTACCAGACGCGAACCAGCGCGAACGACTGCTGCCATCCGGTGTACGTACCGGCGTACTCGCGGTGCTTAGTCTCGTCCGACAGGTGACCATTGCCGTACACCGCGCGGGTGCGCGGCACGCCCTCCTCGTCGCGGGTGGTCCAGCAGACGAAGAACTTGCGGTGCAGGTGGCCCACGATGGTGGTCTGGTCGGGCGCCACCGTGCGAACCTTTTGCCCGGGATTTTGCCCGCCGGTGCCGCTCGGCCAGATACCGTCGCCGTGCTCGATCACCAGGCTGCCCAGCCGCAGCCGGGAGCCGCACGGCAGCACCTCCCAGCCGGCGCCGTTCTCCGGCAGCCCCAACAGCGCCTCCGGCGTCACCGCGCGCAGCGCCGGGTCCTCCGCGATTTTGTCCTCCAGCCAGCGCTCGTGATTGCCGCGAATCTTCCAGCACGGGCGAGTGCGCGCCCAGTCGTGCAGCCACCTTCCCGGGGTCACCGAGGCGGCGAGCGTTCCCAGGTCAATGGAATCGCGCGCCCGCTTGGATGGGTGCCGGGACCCCACTCCGCAGTCCTCGGTGTCGCCGTTCAGCACCACGTGCGTCACGCCGACGTCCTCGCAGCACTCCACCACCAGCCGCAGCGCGGCCTCGTCGTGGTGCGGAATGTGCACGTCCGACAGCACCGCTATGACGGAGCCGTTGGGCACTTCCGCGGGTGACAGCCGGCGGACTACCATTTCACCCACGGTAGCAACCTGGTCAACTCAGCCAGCCAGGTGCGCTCCGCGCGCTCCGGGCTCCAGGCCAGAAACCAATCAAGGGGTGCGGCGTCGAACGGCGTGAGGGGCCCGGAGTAGTCCTCCTTCGCGGCCTCACCGAAGAGCCGACGGGATTCCGTCAGCCACATGCGGTCGTCGATCTCCTTGACGATCGGCCAGGTCGTGAAGTTGATCCGGAAGCGCCGCTCCACCGCGCGGTCGGCCTTCCCTTCCAGCTCGCGGTAGTCCGGCACCAGCGACTTCAGCGGGGAGGACATGTCCCCGTACGCCGACTCGGCCACGTCGTGCACCAGCATCGCGGCGGGCAGCAGCGCGACGTCCGGGTAGAATTTCTCGGCGCAGCGCGCCGCCACCACGCAGTGCTGCGCCACCGAGTACCGGCTGGCGCCGGTGTACCGGTTGATGCCGGCTAGGTTGTGCGCAACGTCCTCGGGCCGGAAGTCCTCGGGCCGGGGATCCCGCAGGTGGAATCGCCGTCCCGACAGCAGTCGGATGTACGGCCCCTCGCGGTGATCGCGCCACCGCACTTCTTCGTTCATTTCGCCCTCGCCTTCTCGATGGCGAGCTGCAGCTCCGCGAGAATGCGCCACGCGGCCTTGGCGAGGTGCCAAGTTCCGTCGATGTCGACCTGCACCCCCATGCCGTGGTCCATCATGTGCCGCAGCGCGGTGTCCATCTGCTCGGTGGACTTCTCGCGCGCCCAGTGCATCGGCTGCCCGGGATTGTGCTGATCGTTGCCGGCCTTGCACACCGCCGCGACCGCCGCGATGGCGTCCGGGAAGTACATCAGCGGACCCCGGAAGATCGGCAGCGCCTTGCGCGCCTTGTCGTCCTTAGGCAGCCCAATGGGTCCGGCTGACCGGCCCGTGTCGGGTAGCGCGGTCGTATCGGCCTTCTTAGCCGACAAGTGGTCGTTGTTGTATATCCAGTTGAAAAGGTAATCTTTGTTCACGTTTGCCTCAGACGTTCGACGGGGTGTTATCGACGACGCGCCAGACGCCGCCGCCGGCCTTCTCCACTACGCCGCGCGCGGCCAACTTGGTGAGCGAGCCGCGGATGGTGTTGCGCGGCACGTCGCGCAGGATGTTGTTCAGGGTGTTAAGATTGCCGCCGCTACCCAGAGTACTGAGCGCATTGAAGATGCGAGTCTGGGTGTTACCGTTGATGCTGCCGATGCTGTTGTTCACGTTGCTCTCCTGATGACGAAAATCCACGCTTCCGAGTGTGGGTCCACAGTCACACTGCGCAGCCGGGCGCCCCACCTCGCCACGGCCCACGCCCGCGCCCTGTCGGGCGACGGGAACTGATCGAATTTACGAACCGCCACGTAGTCGTCGGCGGCCCTGTCGGAGTAGTCGATCTCGGAGTGTTCCACTTCCTCGTCGGTCATGTGGTACTCCGGGACAACCGGCTCCGCCTCCTCATCCCTCTCCACCGACATCGTGGTGGTCCGAGTGGTCGTAGTTGGCGGCGGCGAGAATTTCCTCCGCGGCCTCGGTAATTGACTCAGGGTAGAAGCTGATCTCCGGGGGAATGCCGCGCAGATTCCGCAGAATCTCGTCGCGCACCATCCCGGCCGCTCCGCCGTGAAATTCAGCGGGATCCAGTGACATCGTCACCACCGCCTGTCCGTACACGCTGATGTTCTTTCGCACTCGTCTTCTCCTTCTCGTCCAGGTCGTACAATCGCGCCGCCTTGCCGTCGAACCCAATCCTAATGGTGCCCTCCACCCCCCAATTGCGCTTCGGAAACGACAGTTCCAGCACGTCGTCCTTCACGTTCTCGTTGAAGCGCCGTCGGTACCTATTCGGGCGGAACATGAATCCCAGTTCCTTGCAGCGCTGACCGGCGGCGGAGCACCAGGCCAGGTCGCTGGCCCCGAACGGGCGGAAGCCCTCGATGCACGCCGGCGCCCCCGGATTCCTACGCTGCGCGTTCTCCTGCGCCCGCAGGCCCCGCTGCTCCACCCCGGCCGTCACCTGCGAGAACGCCACCGCGGCGCGCCGCTCGTCCTGCGCCCACTTGTTGAGGTCCCAGCAGAAGCGCGCGATGGTCCTCTCCAGTCCGCCGTCACCGTCCGGGAAACCCTGCAGGTAGTCCACCAGTACCTCGTCGGCGTCGGTACCGATGATTTCCGCCAATGCCTCGTCGGCGGTGGCCAGCCCGTCCCGCACGTCGATGCGCGCCGCCCAATCCCCCGCGTCGTCCACCGCGCGCGCCAGTTGCTGCTCCTCGCGGTCTGTCAGGTCGACCGCGGCGATGCGCGCGTTATTGACGTCGGTGAACGTTGACAGCGTTCGATCGGCGGTGCGTTCCAGGGGGTCCTCCATGTCGATCATAAGTACTCGATGCCCGGCCTTCGCGGCGGCGGTCGCCAGGTGCAGCTTTAGGATGCTCTTGCCCTCACCGGTGGCCGCCCCGAATATCGTGAGCACCCCCCGTTTTATTCCGGATCTCCGGTCCAGCTCGCGCAAGCCGGTAGGAATGAACGCCCTGGGGTCCTCGCCGCGCTTGACGGCGGCGCGGTCGCTTCGTATCTCCCTGAGACGAGCGCGCAGCACTTCGTCGTAGCGCACTCCGCACCCCCCTTCACAGGTCGTCCATGTCCACCGGTCGACCGCGGTGCACGTAACCTAGTCCACCGTCCGACGCCGCCAGTAGCCGGTCCATCGCGTACACCGCGCGCTCGAATGAGTACGGCGGCGCCCATCCCTTGGCCCTCAGCGCCTCGGCGGCGGTGGTGAAATCATCGGCGGTGTACTTGCCCTTCTGGATGCAACGGGTCATCGTCGCGAAAAACGCCCCGTCGGCGTGCCGCGGCATCGCCACGGTGCCGACACCCAGCACCGACTCCATGGCCCGGTGCGCCAGCGACACCGTAACGGCCGCCGACTTTACGCCGACCTCGGCGGCGGCGTCGAGTTTCTTGAGGATCGAATCCTGCACCGCCAAACCGACTTTCGTAACGTGCTCACGATGGATCTCAAGTGCGTCCCTTATCGCATCCACTTCCGCCCGCGTGAATCTTACGGCGCGCACTACTCGATGTCGCCGGTGGCGTCGTCCTCGTCGTCCAGGTCGATCGGCGGCTTCACCGGCTTCTTGGCGGATTTCGCGGCACTCTTCTTACCGGCGCTCTTACCGGCCTCCTGGCGCTCCCGAAGCGCCTGCAGCAGCGTCAGCGGGTAGTGCAGCTTCGCGAACTTCAGGGTGAACTGCTCGTTGTTGTTGTCGCCCCAGTGCTGCATCGTCAGGAAGCCGGTGGTCGACAGCACGTCGCCCTTCTTGAGGTAGCCCGCCAATTCCGCCGCCCCCTCGCTTGGAATGGCCTCGATCCACATGTCGTCGTCGCTCTCCCCAGCGCTCGACAACACGAACTTGACCTTCGTGAAGCCGGCCTTGATGACCTTCGCGTCCTCCGTCAGGCGGACGTTGCGGCACTCCAGGGTGTGATTGCTGTCGTACTTCTTGAAGTCTCCGTCACTCATAGCTGTTCTCCTTCTTCGTCCAGTAGCGCGTCTGATATTGCGTTCGCTCAACGATTTCACCGGTGTCCGGGTTCTCGTACGAGAACGACGCCAGCCCGGTGCGCTCGTCCCACTCGTAGGCCACTAGCTCAAAGTACTTCCAGGATTCGTCGTTCACATCGCTCACGGCTTCACCCTAATGCACTTCGACCACGCGCAAGTCCAATCGCCGTATACGTGCTCATTCCAGGCGCAATCGGCGAAGGCCGAGGCAACGAGCCCAATTATGACGATGACCATGACTAGCATATTACTATCGTTGTTGTAGTTCTTCATCAGATCTCCAGTACCGCCGCCGCGGCGCCCCGCGCGCAGCACGGCATCGCGCGGTGTTGGTAGTGCTGCATCCAGCCGCTGGCGGCGTGCGGCTCCCTGGCGTCGCAGAACGTGCAATGATCGCCGATAACGGCCTCGTCGCTGCCCGTCGCCCACCGCAACCGATCCAGGTGTTCCAGCAGGTCAAATCCGGTGAGGGTGCACCAGGTGCGCACCGGCGGCGCCGACAGCGGGTACTTTTCCCACTGCGTTATGCTGGTCACCACTTCGTAGTCCATCGGACAACCGGCCTCAACCCACGGCAACAGCGCGTAGCTGCGCAACTGCATCGACGTCGCCACGTCCACCGGCCAGTGTCCCGTCTTTAGATCGTCCACCCACACCGCGCCGTCTCTATTACCCAGCCAGTCAACGGTGCCGGTAATGCAATCGGTACCCACCCAACTGGCCTTCCAGGCGTCAGCTCCACTCCGCTCACCGGAGTACACCACCGCGAATGGAGTTTCGTGCAGCCTAATCCCGAACGTCACCTCGTGCACCCCCGGTTCCGACCACAGAATACCGCGATCGGTGCCGGAAAGCAACAACTTTTTCTCCAGTGTGCGTCCGTCCGGTCCGCCGTCGATCTCGCCCGTCTCCTTCCATCGGTGCACCACCGTGCCGTAACCGGCGGCGGAATCCGCTTTTTTGCGCCGTGCGAGATTTCGGGGTGCAATGAGGGAGTGAGAGCAGATGACGGCTCTATCGGAGTCGGACGATCTCATGGCATGGCCGCCGCTAAATCCTGCAACTGCTCTGTGGCGTGGGGGGTGCCGGCGGCGGCGTCGGCGGCGTAGTAGGCGGCGTCGGCGGCGGCGCGGGCGGCGGCTCGGCGGCGGGCGAAGGAGAAGGTGGCGGCGTCGGCGGCGCGGGCGGCGGCGGCGGTGGCGGCGCCGGCGGCGTCGGCGGCGTAGTAGGCGGCGTCGGCGGCGACGGCGTAGGCGGCGGCGTCGGCGGCATAGTAGACGGCGTCGGCATAGTCGACGTTGTCGGCGGCGGCGCACTGTGTCCACGCCACGGCGGTCTGAATGGCCACATCAACGTCATCCCTGATGTCGTCCGGCACTAGGTCTCGGACGTCCTGCGCGCAACCGGCCGCCCACAGCACCAATGACTTGCGTCCGTCGTCGCTGCGCGCGCACAACTGCGTCAGCAGCCATCGCCGATCGGCAATTGTAACTGATTTGGCGACCGCAATCTGCGCGGCCGTCTTGCCGCGACCCACGGCGCGCCTTAGTCTGGCTTCTCCGTCCGACTCATTCAGCCAGCACGGACGCAGGGCGGCGATCTCCGCGTACGTGTACTTGTGCGGCCTCACTTCTTGACCCTACCGGTGAGGACGCGCAGCTTCACGAGAAACTCATCGGCCACGCCGCGGTCGCCCGCCGTCCTAACCCTCTGGCGCAACTGCTCCAGCGCGGGCACATCGGCGGCCGCCGCGATTAGGTCTGACAGCTCCGTCAGATCGGCGCCGTCCGGCTCCCCGGTGGCACTCGCGGCCTCGCCGTCGTCGTCCTGCTGGGTAATGCCGCACAGGGCCGCCAGGGCGTAGCGTCGCGCGTACGTCATCGCGGAACCGGCCCGCTGCGCGTCGATCGGCCGCACCGCACCGGTTTTCTTGTCCACCTGCGGCGCAATCGGCACCTGCGTCTCACTGGAGATGCTCTGCCCGGAGGAGTGCAGCAGTATCGACAACATCGACACCACGTGCACCCCGTCGACGCACGACACCTTGCCGGGGATCTGCAGCACCGCCAGGCCGTGGCGCGCCAGCACCGGCCGCACCGTCGCCAGCACCGCACCGAGATCGGCGTAGGTGTTGCCGAGGTGGGGGTTCTTGGTGTTCTTCACCGCGTTGGTGATCTCCGCGAACGCCTCGGTGTAGGCGGCGGCTAGATCTTTGATTGCGTTGTCACTCATTACTTAATCTCCAGTTCTGGTGTTTTTGTGAGGAGCAATTCCACTTTATCCATTCGCTGTGCTTCGCACTCGTCGGCGTCGGCGTCGGCGGCGGCGCAGGCGGCGTAGTAGGCGGCGCGGGCGGCGGCGGC